TTATTTTAAATCTACTTTAATGGGAAGTTCCCAACGGCGTCTATTAAATGTCACGGTTCCATCAATGTTGATTGGTAATTGATTACCGTTGTAGTCGAAAACCTTTATGACTTTACCGCCTTTGTTTACCTCAGCAAGCAAATTACATGTGTGCTCAAGCTTTCCAACTTCTGTGACCATAATCATTAATTGCTGCATGATAAAACCTCGAGAGAAAAAGAGATGAGAATAATTTTGCTCATAATGTGCAATTATCCAGATTATTGAGCAAATAATTGCACACTAAAAAGTCATTACTCAAGAGCCTTCACAATCGCACCGTGTCTTGCTTTGCAATCATTATATTTTGCAACTGTATCAACTGACCAGATCATTAAATCTTTGCCCGTTGTTCCCGCCAATTCATTCAAATTTGGGCATGGCTGCGTTAAGTTAGCTGGTATTACCGGCTTTGATAAGATCGTTGATTTGCTGCACCCCGTCATCATCAATACAGCTAGACTTATAAACAGGACGCTCCACGATCTTTTGCACTTCACGCTCAATATATTCGACTTTAGTGTTTTGCTCTGCTTTGACTTGCTCATAGTCTGCGCTCACTTTATTGATCTGATTTTGCTTTTCTGCAAGAGCTTTCAAATTCTTGCGCTCAATCTCTTGGATCTGAGATTGACACTTTTGTTCAGCTTCTTTTAGCTGACCAGTTTTGTAATTGAGTACGGCTAAAGATATGGCCAATAAAAAAGCGAGAAACACAATAATGATTTCTCGCCAATATTTAGCAGCAAATACAATCCACATCACTGCGCTCCTATACATTTAGCATGTCTTTCAAGCTGTCTAGTCCAGACGCCATAGCATCCATTTTTACGAATAGAGCAATCGCGCTTTGCAACGTACTTATATTTAAGTAATGAGTCGCAAGCCGCTTTATATTGACCAGCTTTCAAGTGTTTAAGCATTGATGATTTTGCGAATGTTGGTACCCCGTACTGATATGAAAAATCCAAGTAAAGGTCATATTCAGTTTGTGATAATTTTACGCCCTTCAATGAATCTTTAAATGCTACTTCACGTTTTGCGACATCATTACGCAACCATTTATCTGCAGTCGCGCATGTAATTGGTGGATCTGTCATTTTTACTGGTGAGCCATCGGGTTTAAATGTAGAACCATGGCCCTGTGTTGGCCGATCCCCTTTAACGGGAATTACTGGCTTTGATGTAAACCCTTCATCGTTTTTTACGCCCACAAAAAAAGCAGCCGAAGCTGCTAAGACTGCTGCAATATATTTAGTCTTGTTTGACATTACAGTCACCTTTTAACTTTTTAATACGTAGCTCGTACTCTGCCTTTCGCAGCTTATGCTCCACCTTCTCACGGCGATTACGCGCCCAAGCGAAATAAAGCTGTACAGCCAAACCAAGTGCAGCAATTACCAAACCACCCCATGCAATTACATCGATTTTTGCTATAAAGCCGATAAATGACCCCACCCCAGTAGTTGCTGTTACTTTTTGCGTTATTGTTGCTGCACCAACCCCGAATGCAGACTGAGTTTCAGACATTTTATTTCTCCAGACATGGGTAATAAAAGCCCCAATTAAGGGGCTCGTTAAAAGGTAATTCCACGGTTTTTCATTCTATCTTTGGATCGGGTAGCCACAGCTTTAATTTCATCTAAAGTTAAAGCTTTATCAAAGATAACCCCTTCTGCAAAAGTTGCTGTATTTGCCGGGGCATTTGATCCCGTGTATGCATTATTGCCAAAAGCAAACTTATTCAGTGCACTTTCGTAAACAGGAGCTGTATAAACTGCTTCGTTTGTTAATTCTGCCGAATTTTGTTGAACGTAAATAATTCCTTTTTTAGTTGCTTTATCTACGCTAACAGCAATAAAAAAGTTTGATGTTTGATTATGCCCAGATGCTGGTGTTAATGACGAAATTCCCCCCGAACCAGCAGCAGCGGTTGGCTTAACTGTCAAGTATCCCTTCCCGGCCGAAGCAAAGCCCGCTAAACCACTACTCGTTGTAGAATTGCTGGGTACTAAGTTTCCTAATAAAATAGCTAATTGGGTGTTATTGCATTTCACAACTGCTGTAAGCGTTACACTTTGTGCTGATGTATCAATTAAATCACTTACAAGAGCATTACCTACGGCAGTTGAGATTGTTACTCCCGATTCAGAGTAAATGGGTTGCACTGTAGCACCACTTTGCAATGCTAAAAGTCTATTATTCACTTTATCCGTCAATGAAGCCGATGTGTTTTCAAAAACCCAATGCCCATACGCTTCATACTCAAGATTTGGCAGCAAATCATCAACATTTGATAATTTAGGTAAAGATCTCTTACTTACAAAGTTCTTCGCTTGAAAAAATAATTGAGTCATTTTTAAATTCCTTTATCTGTAAATGCAGTTAATTCAAAATGCGGGCATACGTGATATAGCGGTCTTTCTACACCTGCAATTTCAATTGAATCTGTTGTTGAATCACGGAGATTGCCGGAAGCACCGCCATCTATTGATAATCCAGCACCTAGGTAATCTAGGGCGTATCTAACAATTACCGATGCACCTGTTGCAGGTGGGCTAGACAGTTTGATAATAACTTTGTCATTTTCTGCGCTAATGCCGGAAATCGTTGCCGCAGTATCATTTACTAAAACCTTAAAGCCGTTGTCTGTAGTAGCAGCCAAAGTTGCCGTATCAAGCACAAGTGGCGCTTTCGGCACATCAAAATGAATGTGTATTTCATCACCTACAAGTTGAGCTACTTTCGGGTTGATGAAATCTGATTTTCGCCCATCAATCATATATTGCTTATAAGCTCGACCAACATAAGCACCAAGCCACTTGTAACCAACATTTGTTAAATGAATGCTGTCTTCTGCATATGGCATGTGATACATAGGTGTTGAAAGCATAAAATACGGGCTTTCTCGAACTAAATCTAATTGAGCTTTTGCAATATCAGGCCATGTGCGGGCAGCATATGACATCTGGTAAGTAATAAATGGTGCTGTTTCAGATTGCCCGGTGATTTCTTTAATATCACTGCTTACATCTAACTGCAGCTGTGCAAGTTCAGACTTATAAACCGCATAGGGGGTTCGAACAGTATAAATGGCGTCATTTTCACCCTGCCCCCAATCAATAACTTGCGTTTTGTAAGTCTTATCTCCACTCAACCGTTTTGCTTCAGTTATATGCTTAATCAAAAAGCTATACCATTCAGACCCTTTTTTTAACTGATCTATACGATACCCACCATGTGCAGCAGTGCTTGCAAAAATCACATGATCTTTCGGATCAATACCGTTTTCAAGCATCATTGCACGGCTTGCATAATTTGCAGCACCAGAACAACAAGTCTCACCGCGATTGCTGTAGCCGTCTGAACTTGGATTATTAAATTGCTCAACCAATGGAATGACCGAAGTTGCAGCAGAGTCCATACGCGGACCCGTACCGAATGTCACATTAAAATAAGGCTGAAGAATACTTAGAATAACTGTTGCGGTAGCACCTGTTTTTAAAGACTGTCCGTATCCAACTATATGGTTTCTTTCGGCTGGAACAGGTTTTGTATTTGTGCCGCCCGCACCATTGATCAACTCATCAAGGCCCGCAATGATGGGCAAGTCATTAAGCATGTCATAACCGATTAAGATTCGTCTTTCAGAATCACCTAGTAGACCCAAATATCTACCATCATTGTAAATTTTTAATCCCGGTACAATTTCTACAACTTGCTCAAGCATTCCAGCATAAATGCCTGTATCTTTTTCTAAGTCATAACCAATTACAACGTTCCCCGCTGCATCAGTAAAAAGAGATTTGATCTTCTCATCATCAGATTTAGCTAATCCGAATAACTGCGATAAAGTTTCAAATACTGATTTTTGTACTGCTAAATTAAATTGTTCATCTGTATATATTCTTGCCTGATCTAGCTCACTTAACCCAGTGTCATGCCAAGCATCAACATTTTCCCCTTCATATTTTCCCCAATACCAAATTTTCTTGGTATCCATAGCTTTTGCTGCTTTAGGTGAAACTGTCGGCGTGCTAGCCAGTAATAGCGCTTCGGTTTGGAACGGTTCAAATCCACCTGTCTCCATTACTTTTTGCACTGCCAATGGTAATGAATAAAAAGGCTCTCCATATCGAGGCTCAATAACAGCAACGGTATTAATAGCCTTTCCAGTATCATCAATATCGCGCTCAAGATTTGCAAATTTTTCAGCATTTAGAGCCATAAATTTTCTCCAAAAAAAATCCCCGCAAATGCGGGGATCTAAAGGACTGGTAATTAAATTAGGTTGTTTTTTATGTCACTATCATTTTGATAGTAACGTTCATCAAGGTTTACGAGTGTTAATTCATTTTCAAAAATACCTGCCCTTCTCTTTGTTGTTATGAGGAATAGATCATCATCTTGCCGATCATCAGTAGAGAGTGAATAAACGGTTTTAACTTCGCCTTCTGTCACCAGTGCTTCAACTGGTGGGCGAGAAAGAACAAAATCAAAATCAGTTTGACCTTGCGTCACCGGAATAATATCTATGTAACCGCTCTTGAGTTGTAGATGGATTACAAATGAATGCTCGGTAGATAGCTTGCAAGGCTGCGAGCCTGTAATGTTTAAGCCATTCCAAGCGAGCACCTCTCCCGATAAAATCGCTTGTGAAGGATCACCAAAGAAAGTTGGTGCAAGTCGAGTATCATCAACCACTGCTACTGGATCGCCACTACCAACCAACTCACCTTCTGCAAAACACGAAAAACGACAATTAATTGCTTGAAATTGAATCTTGTTCCAAGCACGCCACGCAACAATATGCGCTTGCTGCTTATAAACAATTCCATAGCCTTCAATTTTTTTCGGGTTAGTGATTTGGTCATTAGGAATTTTCAAAGTTTTTTCAATCCATCCAGCTTCACTATCAACGTATGTCATTTCCACACCGTCATAATTGTTTTCTGGTTTTGTTCGAATTGTCCTAACTTCAGAACGGGCCTTTTTATTTCGATGATTGAATAATAAATAAGGCTCTCGACCCGCCCGCTCAAGCTCAAAGTAAATCTGACGATTTAGACGGCGATCATTACAGCAAGAGACGCCCGCCAACATTCTTAGAATCTCTTCAAATGATTGATTAGCGTCATCAATTGTGTAATTAAACTCAGCCATCTTTTCTGAGCCGAAATAATCAACAACCTCATCAAAAACTGAATACAGTTTTTCGACATTTACTTCATTCAATGTTCTTCGGCCAATCAACTTATGCAAAGCTAACTCAATTACTAGATCAGGAATAAATCTTGAAGGGATGCGAGTATTCGACTTAACTCCATCACGGTATGAGTAAACCAAACTTTCTGCTATACAGTTTGTCATGCGACTATCAATAGCTGTTGCGGCACGAGTTGCTTGCGTTCGTTGACGAATTAAAATCCGGTTGTCATATACAAGCTTAGACAAATAATGATATGCGTATGCTGTATAAAACTTAGTTTCATCTGACAGATCTACAGCGTCACCATTGTCATTTGTACGGCGCGCTCGAAAGCGCACTGCACCAGTAAATGGCAATGTAATCCACATTGAGCCACCGACACTATCGCGGTTATTCGCTTTACCATTCAGGCGTATTGTTTGGTTATAAACATTGCCTGTTGGGTTTCCGTTTAATACTTGCTGATATTCAACATAAATATCTACAAACTTAGCATCGGATCCCTGATAAATACCATTAAGCGCCTGAAAGTTGAGTAGCAACCCAGTAGCTTTTGCTGACTCAATCGTAAACCATCCAATATAATTTTCTTGGCTCCCTCTTAGCTTAATTGTACCGGTACTGGTTTTCTGATCCGCTAAGTCTGCGAGCTTGTTCCAGTCATCATTCACAGCACTTGGGGTAGCTAAAGAAATTTGCTTGTTGGCTATATCAACGCCAGTTACAACGTAATTACCATCCAAGAAAATGTTTGCTGAATTAGCTGTAAGGTTTGCAGATAAATTAGCCGTTAAAACTTCGGTAAGATTTGCAAAGTTTGAGTTTGTTGAAACTGGATTCTTTAAATGAATCGTATAAACACCAGACACATAGGTAATTGTGTCAATATCATACAAACCTGCAAGATCTAGTTGCCCATTCACAGGATCAGTTACAAGCAAAGAAGTTACATTGATTTTTCGGTAATCTTGAAAGTCTACAACGGTCTGATTTGAAGCAATTGAAAATGTATTATTGGTATTGTCTACATCAACTTGCCCAGTAATAGCCAAGTCATTAATACCAAAATTCGCCCCACTAATAATTAACGAGTCATTAATATCAAACGCATTAAATTTATCAGCAGTGCCTTGATCATTCGCTTTGATCAAATTTGGATATTGGAAATAAATATCACTCGCTTCAATACGCGTGCTGTTTGGCGGCAAAAGAGTTTGTCCGTTAATTGAAGCATTTTGACGGGCAATGACAGGCGGTTGGTCAAAAGTATCACCCCACTTATAAATCGTTTCATTACCTATTAGGGATTGATTGTGTCCATAGGCTGAAAGGCTTGTGCCGGGTATCTCTTGTATTGGTGTATCGCCTGACTTAAAGTTAGAAACTTGCACCGGGTTTTCACAAATACACATCAATGATTCTTCAACTTCAACCCCATCTTTAAAGTATTTGATGACTGGGGCAAAAAGATCTGGAATAGCCTTGACACGACCCAAAATGAAAGGAATGCGTTGTTTTAACCGTTGGCGGTTTTCTGGATCTGATAAGTTGTTGTTGCTTGAACCGGACATTGAGCCGTTATTGCTCATGTTTGGCTTGGGAACTTTAACCAAAGCAGAAACAGCAGAACCCAGAATCTTTGTTGCAACCCATGTCACAAATGAGCTTAATTCACCCGGATGACAAACAATACTGCAGTCATCTGCAATTTCGGTTAAGCGCGCAATTGATGCCTTATCTTTTATTGATGGTGTTATGTCATTTTCCGGGCAAGGATTACCGAGATAAATTTTTGCTTGAGGAAATTGTTTTTTTACTTTAAGAAATTCAAACAGAATGTTATCTGTATCGATTACATCAACTTCGTTCTTGTTGAGAGAGTTCTGGTAAAGATAAATTTGGCTCATAATATCGAATCCGACTAAAAATACTATTCGCCTGCTCTACAGTGATTCTCTGCGGCCCGCGTTCGATCAAATGAAAAATTCGACCCTGAAAAAAAAGCCCCACGTGGGAGCTTTGATCTAGATAAGTCATTAAGACAATGCAGCCGTCTTTCGGCTTTTTGATGTGCTTGTTTCTGTGAACTGTATTACGTGATGTTTTTATTGATTCCTGTAATGGTCCAGTTAAACCCAAGAAACACGGCGTGTAATCTTTCTCAAAGATGACCTTTGCGGCCAAGATGACGAAATGCACGCAATGGAAATTTTCTGGATCATAGACACAATAAAAAAGCTGACGAATATTCATGAGTAAAATCCCTCTAAACTAGGATCTGTACTTGCCGAATAAATTTCCCCATTTCCTGAATCATTCAAACCGGGAGCTTGCGCCTCAAAGCTAGTGCCTTTCCAATCCCTTGTAATTACAATAACTTCAAGCCCTTTAGCATATGTACACGGCAGGTCATATTTGCCGATAACATATGCTCTATAATTCAATATAGGTGGTATTCGAACCGAGTCTTTTAAAACAAGATCAACCAAGTCGGGGATTTCAGATCCTACATCACCGATAGCTGCCGTAATTTTCTGATCCAGATTCTCCTCTTCATTACTCCGTGTAATATTGAGAGGAGCAAAAGAATAGGTAAAAGTCTGCCCATCCTCATGTGTTAGATCCATCGGATCACTACCATTCACGATATATCGAAGTACACGAGGCCAACTGGGGTGCGATACTTCGATACATTCAAGCAAGCCGACTGGACCGGAGGACTGGTCTAAAACTGCTAGCATTTCATCAGTAATAATCATCACTAAACTCCTGTAGCGTTCGGGAACCATTCATTTGGTACTTTTTCAATTGTGCCTATAACTGCCGGGCCTCCATTTTGCCAAGCCTCAATAATGTCCCTGTCATTTTCATGATCACGGTGAATAGGCTTGATTCTTAGCTGAAAACTGAGTTGAAGGATTTTTCCATCTCGCTCTACTTCTTTTGGACGCGAATCTGCAACAAACCTGCACTCGCATTCCTCTAGCCTTGCATTGTCTAATGCTAGCCTCCAAAGCCAGTTACTAGGTTTGTACTGCTTGTCACGCCAAAAAGCCCAGAAGTACTCCTTTTCATCCTCGTTATTTAGAGAGATAGAAACGTTTACCGTGTGCCAAGCTCCTACAAAAAAAGGGACCTGTCTTGGAGGTCCCCCTTCTGTTTCTTGCTCTCGCAAATTGCTGCCCGGTGTAAAGTCATACCCCTTTAACAACGGGCAGAGCATGAACTTATCCAATTTTTACCCCCTGTTTCTTGAGATATTGAAACTTTCCTGCATTGCTTGGCTGTACTTGCTGTTTGGGTTGTATACATCATCAATGGTCACATACACCTTCCCGTCATCACCAACATTCGTTTCAACATTTGCTTTACTGTTGTTGTAAACCACAACTCGAGGCCCACTATCTTTTTGATTGTTCAAATAGTTAGTAAGATCTTTGTTCTGGTTAGGGTTCAATACACGTTCACCACCATCAAGCAACCAAGTCCCCTCTTTGGGCACACTATCAATACCATTGTGCGCCATACCTGTAAGGTTTACAGATTTGATCTGAGCTGCTTGTGCAACTTGTACTGCTACAGCAGCACCAGCCAAAACAGGTGCAATGTATGGCCCGATCATTGGTATTAATGAAGCAGATGTATAAACGTTTGAGTAAGTCTGTGGTGCATTCATAATTGCTTGAGCAACTGCAAATGCTTTAGACATGGCAAACATGGTTTTATAGGCTGCCGATTGTTCACCCATTAAACCACCCATTAAATCAGCCATCCCCCCCAAAGTTTCAGAAGCAACCCTTGCTCCAAGTGCCGACTTTTTAAGCTCATAATTTTGATCGATCATAAACATACGATCTTTATGTGCTTGCCAAATTGCCTCTTGTTCTGCGGCTGACTCCGAAAGAGCTGCTTGTGCTTCTGCAAGGGCCATAGATTGTGAAGTTTGCCCAAGTCTTTCTTGATCCAGTTGATAAAGATCACTTGAGCCATTTAGGCTTGCGTTAGTGCTATCCCACGCCATGCTCGCTTGGGTTGCTTTATCTAACTTTCCTAATTGCTCTTGAGCTTGTAGTAACGCAATTCGCTTTTGCTGTTCGTCCTTAGAGATTTGTGAATTAAGTAAAATCTGCGAACGCTCGAATGAAAAGCGTATTTGCATATTTTCCAGTTCAGTTCTTAAAAATGCACTCGCATCACTTAAGCGTTGTTCTTGAGCAAGCTTTTCCCAAGCTATTTCCTGTTGTTTTTGACGCTCCAAAGCTGCAGTAATTTCTGCTTTTTTTGTTGTGTCATACTCAACATTTGCATTAACAAGTTGCTTTTGAATATCGTAATCACGTTCAATTTGCTTTATACGATCAGTTTCAAAAGAGAAGTATTGGTTATACTCCTGTTCTTTTTCAGCTTTTAATTTCGCAATTTGAGCGGCATATAAAGCATCCTCTTGAGCAAGTTTTTCTTTTAGCTGCGGAGTTCCACCATAAGCAAATGTGATCTTATCTACATTATCTTGATGCTCCTTAGCCAGTCGTTGAGCTTCGGTGTAATACCGAGCATCGACATCTTTTTTAGCATCATCAATGGCTTTTTGAGATTCAGCAGCCTTATTAATTAATTCAAGTTGATCTGCCTGCGTAGGCATTAAAATTGAATTGTCTACAGTAGATTTTCCAGATACTCCGGCGAACCACTTCTGGAAACCCGGTGCGTAACCAGCAACCTCTTTACGCTTGCTATCTGATAGGCCACCTCTCAAATAAGTTCTTAAGCCACCTGCACCCGCATTGTAGGCCATGAGTGCTTTATCCATGGCTCCAAAATCAGCCAAATGTTTAGATAAGTCTTTAGCTGCTGCTGTTGCAATTTCTTCAGTAGAACTTTTGGCATTAAGTCCATATTGCTTTCTAAACACACTCGTTGTTTGGAAAAGACCAATTGCCCCGGTAGGACTTCTTGCTCCGGCATCAGCTCCAGATTCTTGAAGAATCAATGCGGCAAGTGTTCCAGCAGGCAAACCATATAAACTTTCGATTTGAGCAAAATTATTTGTCTTTGCAATGCCTTGCGCACGAGCAATTGCCGCCAACTCGTCTTTACTAAAAGTATAATTTTTTAGATTGAAGTTTTCGCGGGCAGCAAGTAGCACATCCTTTGGCAATGGTGCTTTAAAAGCATTTTCTCCATTTGCTGCAATCTGTGCATCAGCATATGCATTCGCCTTATCAACTCCTATACCATCTCTTACAAGGGTCTTGATATATCCTTCTCTAAGCACATCTTGTTTGGCTTGGGTAATGTAGTCACGTTGTTTTTGGGTTAAAGACATCCATGCTTTTGCAGAGTCATTAACTGCCTTTGCTTGATCTTGTTGCGCCTTAGTTGTGTCATTAGTTGCGTTTTTAACTAAATTTTGGATCTCTTTTTGACGATCTATAGAATTATTTGCCTCATTGATTTTTGTATCTAATTCAGCAATAAATTTAAGAGTAGTTTCGCTAACCAATCCCTGTTTTTGGAGATCAGAGAAAGCTGTTTTCGCTTTATCTCCACCTTCTTTCAAATTCTTAAGATAGTTTTGAATACCAGTTAATTGTTTAGTGTCTCCTTGAACTCTTAAGTCGTTCTCAAATTGTTCCAAAGCGATAAACAAACTTTTTAATTGTTTAGTTTGTTTATCAATTTCCTCTCCAGCTTCGATACTTTTAAGAGCTAGTTGCGATGCTGTTAATTTTTTATATTTTTCCCTTAGCTCATCAACAACAAGACCTTGATCTTCAAGTGCATCAGTTGCATCTTGCGTCTGTTTAGACATCAAATAATAGGCGCCACCAGCTACAGCCAATTGCGTAAGAAGCATGCCAATCCCAGCAGGACCGCCCAATAATGCCATTACACTTGTTGTTGCGCCGGCTGTTCTAGCGAAGTTTGCTAAACCCACACCGGCACGCACTGCAAACAATGCTGTTTGTCCTAATTGATAGGTCGCCATAACCAAAGCTGGGACAAATCGACTAGCAATACCAGCAGCAACTGCAATCGTAACCGCCTTAATGTCGTCCCAATTCTCTATCACTGTTTCGATAGCAGGAACAACACTATTTACAAGTCTTGCCTCAACGCCCTGCCATTGCAAATCCATCAATTGAAGGTTTTCTCTTGCTTGAGCTAGGCTTTTAACTAAGTCGTCAGACATAATTGCGCCAGCACGCTCAGCAGCATCACCCCATTTTTTAAAACCTTCTCCACCATTTTCTAACAATGGAATAAGCAATGAAGAATCTGAAATGATTGCTTCCATATAGAACTTCATGTCGTTCGTTGAAGCTCCAGCTTTTTCCAATGAGTTGTAAAATAATTGAAGCGCATCAGGACCAGAAAGTTTCTGAAACTGCTGAATTGTTACTCCAACCTTTGGTGCAATATTTTCAAAGAAATCTGCAAGAGGACCTCCGCCAGTTTGCTGAAAGTCTCCTATACGATCTTGCATATCTTTCATTTTGTCCGCAAAGGACTCCATTGATATTCCAGCAGTCTCAGCTCCTTTTGCATAGTATTGGAAATCACGCACAGAACTGTTTGCAAGTTTCGAAAACTTTTGTATGTCATTACCTGCCTGAATGACTCTGTCGCTATAGTTCACAAGCTCTGCAATTGATAACCCAGCAATAGCACCACCCAATGCACTTATCGCAATAGCTGCAACATCAAATGAATCTGCAATCCCTTTACTTGCTGACTTCGCTTTGCGTTCAGCCTGTGATAAAGGCTCAGTAAAGCTGGCTGTTTGCACCATTAAATCAAGTGTTAATCTGCCAAGTGATGTTGTGGCCATTACCTTTCTCCGGGCAATAAAAACCCCGCTAATTCGCGGGGTTTTTTAAATTAATATTTAATTACTGCTTGCAGTCAACACTCCAAACTTGATTGAATGCAGCTATAGAGGTTGGGTCAGAGTTATACTCATTTTCAAAATATATTTTTTCTTTGGTAACTATATAACGTTGAAAGCCGGTGTAAGCGCCAAAACTATTTTTAGCATTAACTTCACCGCACAACTCCCATTGATTACGAAACTTAGCTGTTTCACCATCTTTTAATTTATCTTTAACCAATTTCTGTACTTGCAAATCAAGATTTTTCCTTTCTTCATCAAGTTTTTCTTTTTCTGTTTTCCCACATCCGAGCATTAAGCAACTCAAAATAGCAATAATTAAAAACTTATTCATGTGCACACCGTTTTTCACTTTTTTTCAATTTAACAAAACGGTGTGTAAATGTCACATGCCCCACCTTATGATAGGGTTAGTTACTATGATACTTCTCAAAATACTCCTCTAATGACAATTCTTCGTCATCATCCGGAGGTGTTTCATGTGGCATAAATATATAAGGATCTACTTTTGTACCTTCTTTAACCTTAAATCCTGTGTAGTGAGCCATCCAACTACCAAAACTTTGCTCTAGCCGGCGACCTAAGTTAAGAGAGCCGTATTTTTGACGATAGGCTCTCCAAAACATCACCTCTGCATGACTAAGATTCTCTTCGGCCTCCTCTAAGGAGCCTCCACCGATTCCGTTGATGACAAGCTCGGCAAAGAGTTCTCTATCTGCAAGGTCTTCTTCCGTGACTTTCCCATAAAGTTATTAACTTCATCGGCAGCAGCATATAGCGCATTGATCAAACTTGGCTCGGCTTTATAGACGTCATTCACACTTGAGAAGAAAGGCGTTCCCTTTTGATCAGAGCAAATTGAACCAAGCAACTGAGCCGATTGCATTAGGGTTGAGTCAACCCTTTTAACTTTTGAATCCTCTGGATTCTTATAGTTAAACTCCCACTCGACTGCTTTAGAAACCTCTCGGCTCTCCTTGAAGCTCATTTTTTTAACAAAAACATCAGCTTCAAGTTCAACCGTTTCACCAAGTTCTAACAATGAGTTTTTGGTCAATTTTTTAAGTGAAGCAACATTACTTTCTGTTACTTCAACATCCCATTTAACCGTTTTTTTAACTGGAACATTCAGAGTAGTTATACTCTGCTTTAAGTCTGCAATACTGATCTTAGCCATTTTATGGAGTCACCGTACGTTTAGTATAAGTTACACCCGAAGTTCGCACTAAAGTGAATTCATAACCGATCACTGTATCAACTTCGATGTCATTAGGGGCTGCATCATTTAGATAGCCTTCAAATGACCACCAAGAACGAGTTTCTGGCAGATCAATACCTGTGGTCGCGTCATACGTTGGCGGTGTTACAGAGTGGCTTGAACCTACATACCACTGTAGCTTTTCACCAGATGCGGCAATTTCCAATAATTTGTCATGACTTGTGTTTTCATCATCCAAATCAATACCAATTGCACCTTCACCCGGATCGCGCATCCCGCGTTCATATTCTTTGACATCAGCATCTAGACAGGTTACATCAATCTTTCCAAATGAGTCTTGACCAAACGAAATACGCTTAGGGCAAATAAAACGCACAACGGTTCCCGCAATTACAGTAAATAACTGCGTTTTTTGAGCTTTAACATGTTTAGCCATTAAGAGCGCTCCTTTTAGGCATAAAAAAAGCACCCGATTGGGTGCTAAGTGAAAAAATGGTTTTGTGTTTTATTCGCGGTTTACGATCCAGCTAACGTCAAATGAATAATGAGGCATTCCCGTTACTGGGTCCTTATCTGCTTCACCATATCGAACTACATAACAGTCAAGCTCAATTGCGTCTCTCATTGCAGTTGCAACTTGCTCCACAACATCTTCATCGGTTGCATAAACATCGATTTGGATGATTGCATTATCAGAAACTGGGCGAGAATCAAGACTGCTATTTGAATCACCTGAAATAATTTGCCATGTAACATACGGTGTTTCAGGCTGATCTGGAGCAGATCCAAAACGCCAAACTCTCAAGATATTATTACTTTCGAGTAGCGCTCTTACTGCTGGATCTGCTCTTGCTAATTTAAAAATTGGGACTTTAATCATTAAGCTGCACCTAAAACCACACTGAGCTCAAAATTAAACACCTGAACAAATTTATCGGTAACTTGTTCAATGTTTTCGTATAAAGCAGGGCGTAAAAACGGAGTAGCAGGCTGTTTACTTGTGCCTAACTCAAGGAATCGCCAGTAAAAAACTCGGCCATCCGCTTGGTAAGTTTGACCAACACGCCCAGCACGTCTATTTTGAGCATTGTTTGTATATGGGATACGTGCACCACCACGCACTCCCACGCGCATAACCAAAGTGTTTTTATTTCTACTCCGGCCATTTTGAACCACAATTTCTTTCCAGATTTTTTCTGGAGTGGTAGGATCATCTAGGCGTTTAACTTTTTGACGGGCTTCATCCCGAGCAATGTTCATTGCCTGCCGCATCGCTTTACGGGCAATACGTTTTACAGTTTTTTCATTACCGATTGCCTGCATTTTTCTTAAAGCAGGCTCCAAGCCATGTATTTGAGTAGCCATAAATCACCCATTCCATGCTTTATCACCTGTTGCAAGGTTGATAGTTAAATACTCACGGCGTGAGTCTGGGTCTCGCATTGGGTTCCCATCAATCTTGTAATAGTAACCATCAAAAAGAACCCGCATTGTGCTATCAACTTGTTTTGTAGTGCTGCTATATCGCACTTTTGCACGGGCTTGTATCAAGCTATTGGCTGCTTTGGCAGCAATAACATCACGTGTTGATAAGTCGGTAACTTCTGCCCAAACTCTTGTGAAATCTAACCATGTAACAATCAATTTACCCGTGTTTTGATCTTGGGTTTGGATGGGCTTTTGAATGGTGATGCGGTGCTTCAATTTTGGAGTAATGCTGGGCATATTAGACCCCCATTTCTCTAATAGGCTGCAAAATATCCCAATATGCTTGAGGTTTCCCTTCTAGACTTCGGCTGTACTTATACTCAATAAATATTAACCGGGCATTATCTAATTTTTTACAGTCCACAATGTCCGTTTCAGATGTTCGCTCCGACTCGTCCGAAATAATTTTTCGGTCAATATCCGTTGCTATTTCTTCATCTGCTTGGCTAATCCATTCGATAAATAGTTCATCTTCATCGTTATGATCTACTCGACATTGCAACTTAGCTCGTTCGAGTGTGATCATTTTGAATTATTCCGTCTTGTAGCTGGTTTTGGTGGATCAACTTTTGTTTGGTATTCACGTAAAACTTTATTTTCCACCAAATGCCTTACCGCGTTTGGATCTGCGGTTCGAATATCGCCCTCTTTGTAGTCTTTATCTCCAAAGTGTGGGCGTAAAACTTCGTATTCTTTCATTTTGGCCTCTCTAAAAGGGATGGTGACGAACACCACCCCAAAATGAATTAACCACCCGTAGCAGGAGTATAAGAGCCATATACAAGCGATTTAGGCTTATAAACAGCTAATGCTCCACGGGTTTCAGCAAGTAAGGTACGTTTATTTGATGTGAAATCATCGCCCTGCATACCGATTTGCACAGCAGCACCCCAGCGCTCAAAGTATTGAGCTGCAGTATTGAATGCACCTGTTAAGAATTTACCTGCATCCATTGCAGCGGTTTGAACTACAGGCAGGCCCCATAATGTTGGAACCGCTTGTGATTGCGGATTCCCAATGATGTAGTTGCCGTTTGCATCTTTTTGCGTTTCCATCAACGCCCAGTCAATTGGGTTGAGTACATGACCGTTTGCAAAGTCATCGGCCAATACAACTTGAAGCATTGCAAAACGCAATACATCAAACATGTTTGGTGTTGCTGGAGCACCTGCAGGCGGAGCATAAGCAGTCGCTTGAGGGATTAAGCCAAGCATATTGCCATTGGTTCCATCACCAGCAAGAATTTGCTTTTCAAGCTTGATGTCAAGACCATGACGCAAAATGTTGTCAATGAAAGACTGCAATGCTGGTGCATCGCTTAACATTTGAGTAGTTACTTTTAACCAGTGAGCAATTACTACTGCTTTCGCGTCTTTATCAGTAAATGTAATTGCGGATTCTGGCTTTGGTGCACCTTCGGCAACAACTGCCGCATTATTGGTAAAGTCTTGCATTTGGACATATTCAAGAACATTACCGCTCATGCTGCCACCAGCCAAAATATCGCGGATTGTAAGGCGCATTTGGTTTGGTAACTGCAAGCCAAGATTGGTGGCCGGAATAATTTTTCCAACTTCAGTTGTACCAATTGTGTTTTTTAACTCTACACGCTGAATACCACGATACTGACTTTCTGCAGCATTTTTGTATTCTGTAGTTTCAACAAACTCACCACCCATGGTTTGCTTTTTAGTTTCAACATCACCATTACCACGGCGTGCAGCTTTCTGCTCCAGTTCTGTCAGTTTGTTTTTAACTTCATTTAACGTAGTTAAAGCTTCGTCCGCTTTATCTTTGGCGCTTTGTGAGATTTCTTCACTTTTTGCTTGTTTGCCTTTGAACTCTTCGGCGATTTCTTTAACTGTATCAACGTGTTTTTGGAACTCTTGAGCGAGTTGTTCTAAAGTTTTTTCAGTCATTGCTGATTCCTCGTAAAATATTTAAGGCATTTGAAATTGATTTCGCTTTTTCGTTTTCACCCTCTGACTCGCTCAAAAGATGACGCAAACCCTTACTAGCGATGACAGTGGCTTGCGTTTTTGAAAATCCTGACTCTCTCAGGAACTTTTCAAATTCTGGTAAGGATGGCAGCTCGCCATCTTGTAATTTGGATTTGACGGAACTGATTAGGGTTTCTGGATTGGAAGGAAAGGCAACAATTGAACCCTCCACCAACTCCAGTTCCAGCAGTTCGCGGATTAGTGAGTCTGGATCGCGTCTATAAGACTTGGTGATATAGCCAATGGACATGCCATCAATCGCGCCAACCTTCATCAGCGCATAAATAGCTTTAGCGCGCGGCACATCGTCAATTAAGAGACGACCTTCTACGTACAACCCTTTTTCGTCTTCACGCATTTCGGTGAAAATTCCAATTGGTTCAGACGGGTTGTGGTCCCAAAAGATTGCTGGGTACTTGCCTTTTGCTTTCCACTCTTGAAGGGTTTTGGTAAAAGCCCCCTTGCGGATGATGTCGCCATGTGAATCTAGGTTGTCAAAAGCAGCCAAGTAGCCAGAAAAAAAGCCACCCTCTTGGGTGGCTTTGATTTCTAAAGTTAGTTTAAGTCTATCCACTGGTTTTCCCCTGATCTTTCAAGCCGACCATTTGCATTTGAACCATTAACTCATCGCCACCCGGTAAAGGCGCTAAATCTTCTAAATCCCGCACTTCATTACGGGTCATGACACCGTTTTGAATCATGTTTGTGTAGAACCCTGAGCGAGTAGCGCTATCGGCCCGCAATAAGCCTTCAACGGCAAATTTTGGTCTGTATTTGTATTTTTCACTTGGTAAAAACAATCTCTTTGTGATTGTCTGCTCATATCGAACTAATTGCGGATTAAGTGAATAGGTCAAAAAACCCCTATTAGTCTGCTCAAGACTTGAAGCCCATGAACTTGCTTTGTTTGTATGACCAATTAACTGAGGTGGAACACCAAAGGCACGGCATATTTCTTCAATACCGAAATACCGAGATTCAAGTAACTGAGCATCAACTGGGTTGATTCGAATGCTATTTGAGCCAGAAAGTTTCATTCCAGCTTCAAGCACCATGTACTTGCCTGCATTCTCCGGCTTACTAAATTCGCTTAAGTGATTTCTTAGCCGTTCACGTTGCTCTTTAGTTAAGGTTTGCTCTCCAGTCTCCAAAAAGCCGCCAACCTTTAAGCCATTTTTAAACCAGTCTTGAGCTTGATTGTTTGCATCAAACTGCATGCCTATAGTTTGAGCAAAAAACTGAATAGCAGATAAACCAACAAGCCCATCAAGAGTAAAACCCTTAAAATGCAAGATTTGGTCTTCCGAATAGGTTGTTGTTTTCCCATTTTCAGTGTAATGAAAATCAATCGCTCCCAAATCATTACGTTTTACAACCATTCCACTCGGGAAAAGTGGCTCAAGAGCAATTACTTTTCCGCTTGAGTCTTTTGTAATAAGGTTGTATGCATTCCCCCATAAGTCAACACAAGCAACTTGAACTTGCCAAAACTCACTTGCACACATATCGGCATTGGGTGAATCGTGCAAAATACGGTAAAGGTAATGATCAGTAGCAAGACGTTTATTGTTGTCGTACAGCTGTAAAGGAAGAGTTGAGATAGTTTCAGCTCTTAATTTTACACACGCCCAGACTGCGGAAAGTTTCAAAGCTGTTTCTGGTGTGACAACCGATCCACCGGGTGATAAATAACTATCAAATGGATAAGACGAATCGCCTTTTTGTAATTGTGTATTTCCAGTCAATCGTGACCAGAAGCGGGACCAAAACCCCGGCTCTTGTGTGGTACTCATGCTATCACGACATCCTCTAAGTATTCGTCAATATCAACGCGATTGGCAGGCTCAGGGTTCATGGTCATTAGAGCCACGGCATTAAATGTTGCAATCAAAGGGTCGATTTTCCCCACCCCTGATTCTTGCTTAGTGATTCGCATCCCATTACCAACCATTACGACACGCGCATTTCCCGCTGCCCAAGTCATGAGTTGCTGACCTGCATGAAATAAATTTCCCTCTGCAAGTTTTCTTTCTGTTGTAAGGATATAACCCATCAACTTGTGGCCTTGTGGAACAGCAAGCATCGACTCTTCTGGTATTCCAACTTCTAACAACCCGTCAAGTAAGCCACCTAAACCAAGTGGATCTAGTCCAATTTTATAAAGCTTGCCGCTGTCATAGACTTTCTTAGCAATTGCTGCCAATTGGTCGATATCTTCGCCAACTTTCTCAACTACAGTCAGACTTCCCTCTTTTTCAAAGTCTTGGTACTTTGGGATGTTTTCTTTTCGGCGCTCCAAAGCAACTTTATTTGCCCATGCATGATTCCAAAGCCACCAGACGCGGGGATCTTTTTTAAGACGCCCTAAAACCGCGGATCCAAGCAAATCATCTAACCCACCGCCATCAATCCCGAATGTGATGACATCAGATTGCTCAATTAACTGATCAAGCCCAAAAACATGTTTTTGTTGATTCCAGAACTCTGCACCAGCCCATCGATTTGCACGTAAATTCATGCCAATTTCGATGTTTAAATGTTTGGCCAAGAAGTCTCTAAGAGATTCTTCACCAGCATCTTTAACTTTGTTAAATTCCGAAATTAGATATTCAAGATCAACCGATGCGCCCAAGTTTGGGTTTGTAATATAAAAATTTTCAGGTTTTAAATGTTCGCCAGCTTCTACTAGATGCTTAGGGAATTCATAAATAAGTGGCAGAAAACTTTTATCAACTTTAATTCCGTCACGTACATCTCGGGCATAATCTAAAAGCTGTTTAAATACACCACATGGCACTTCATCCGACATGGTAGACAGATAAATTACACAGCCTTCTGGACGTGATGCTAAACCACCCTTTGCTTCACGAAACATTGATTCCGCATTCGCACGCTTACCAAAGAGCCAAACCTCATCAATCAAAATGATCGAGGCCTTTTTACCTGCTGCGGCGTTAGATTCTGCTGCAATAACCTTAAGTGTTGCTCCAGTACCTAGATGCGTAACTGTTTTTGTGTGCTCTGAAATATTGATCATTGCACTAAGTTCTTCATCAGCACGGATAAAGTCGCGAATAGGATTAAAACTGTTGTCTGCCACTTCTTTTGTAGGGGCAAGAATAATTAGTTCAGCAGAAAGACGATCATTCAGCAGCAGAGCAACCAACATCACACCTGCAGCAATAGTAGATTTTGTATTCTTCTTTGAAATAAGAAGAAAAAATTCACGTATTAAACGGCGTTTTGATTTCGGATCATAAGCTCCAAAGATTGCGCGTACAAACTCAATAACCCATTCAAGTGTGACATCGCCCATTTTTGGGCTATCCATCACATCAACAAGGATAAGTTCTTTAAATATACGCTCGGCAACGTCTGCAACTTGTGGAAACAAAGGAGCACAAGGCATGAGCGACTGTTTATTGACAATACGCTCCTCCCAGTCTGGGCAAGCGGTTGTCCATTCTGTAAGCATTGCGGTCATTTATTTTTTTCCTATAAAAAAACCGCCTTTTTTAAGACGGTTTTTCAATAAATAAACTTTAATTACTAGCTTAGTAGATTTAAATTTTTACCAAATAATTCTTTTCTTCTTTTATTTTCTGCTAAACCACCTATTAAATACTCTAAACAATTTTGAACTGTTTTTGCTCTTATTAAACATTCTTCATCTGTAAAGCTATGTACACCTTCACTCAGAATTTTATAAAGCGAACCCAATGGATTTTTCCCCTGCACATAAAGTGTAAGAGGTAAAGCATTTTTTGCAATATCAATCTTATTAGACATTGGGCTTTCTTTTTTTAACTCACTGATTGCTTTTTTCATATTTATATCAGCACCATCATCTTTTTCGATCATCTCTAAAAGTGAAATAATGCTGTTTTCAATAAGCCTTCTAAAATAAACAAATGCTCCGATACCATAACCATTATCAAGACAAACAATTGCTTTTCTATACAACTGCATTTCAGTTTTAAAAAATTTATCCAAATCTTTATTTTTAGTTAGTTTTTTTTGTGGAAATTCACCAAATTTTGTAATTTTATACTCACATTTTTCTCCTGCTAAATCTGAACCATCTACATAATCAACTCCTATAGAAAATGTTTTTTTTTGCGACTTGCATGAAACACATTCAAATTCAGCCATTACATTTAGATTATTAACTTTTCCTATAAAGCGAAATACATATAAATCTTTATTTAAGTTATGAAAAGGTCTAACTTTATTACAAACATCACATTCAAAATTAACTTCCTCAAGCATGATAGAAGTATAATCATAGATAGAATGATTACCTACCATTACAAAGCTAGTATAAAGTGCTTGGTTTTCACATAAATCTTTGAATTTTTCGCTATTTTCACACATAAGTTTTACATAAAATTTATTTCGCCATTATTTTACACATTATTAATTAACTTGGAAGTTGATTATTTAAAGTACCAAACTTGCTAGATTTCGTAGCTTGCTTTGCCTCCTCCTCTTTGGTTTGTTTCTTGCCCTTTTCAGCTACTTTACCGTGTTTATAAGGCAATGCTGCAATTGCGGCTTGCATTCTTAGTGGTAGTTTATTGCCATTAAAGTTCATGACCTTGATTAAAAAATCTAAAGGATCATCACCTTCAAACTGGAATTCATCAACCGGGGTTTCATCTTCACCGCTATTTTCTGGCTCGTTTTCAGGTTTAACCTTAGGTTGGTCAGAAGTTAAAGAGCGCCCTTCTTTTTGAGCCTTTAACTTTTCGATGTAGACAATAATTTCAGGATCTTTACTTAATTTGGAACCCTGTTGTGATGCGGTTTTTTCTGCATAACCTGCTGAAATTGCTGCTTCTTTATTTGTCTTGCCGTCAACAATGGCAAGAGCAAATTTTTCCATTTTCTCTGTTAATGCCATTGCTCTACCTTTAACTTGATTTTAACTTTTTGCTTTAACTTTTTCTGAGAGGGAAATTTTTTTATAAATGAGATGGGGGGCGGTGTCCAACGGCGAAGGGCTTGGAACTTTTAACCTCCCCCCTGCCTGCTTTCCTGTTGGGTTTTCTTCTTATGGCATGGAACACAAAGAGATTGGAGGTTGGATTCATCATCCGTTCCACCCCTTGCCACATTCACGATATGGTCAAGCTCTAAGTCTTTAGTGACGATGCCACAGCACTGACAAGTCCATTCATCACGCAAATGGATCTTAGCTTTAAGACGGCGCCACGGACGACCACCACGACCAGAACCCCAGTTGTTTTGTTTAGGGTTCTTCTGGGTTTGTGCTGGTGCCTGTAGCGTCTGTAACTTGTTCTTGAATGTTTGGAGTTTCATTTAAGTTTACTCGCGCATCTACACCATTAAGCAAATCAATGGATATCCAATCGATATCTAAACCCTTGCGTTGATATTCTTGGACCAATCTAACTAAACGGAGTTCCAATTGTTTACGCTGGACTTCTGGAGTTTCTGGCTCAATAATTAAATGCGGCTGTTCAAGACCATCTAATCCATAAAACCCCAAGCGATTATTAATAATGCTCTTCGGAATCATCATGCTCACCTTTTAGATCTGGAACGGAATGGATGACGCCATGAATATCCTTAACCTTTCCTGTAACAGGTAAAATCTTTTCACCTTCTGGAAGTAAGTAAGTGCCTTCCATTGGTACATTCGCAACACCAGCAATTGAAAGCCCTGTTAATTCTGAAAGATGTTTACGCTCAATGAGCATCTTCTCATCTTGTAGTTGCTGGATTTCCTTTTTAATCTCATCCAAGCGGTTGGATTCTTGGTCACGTTTAATAACCTCAACATCTGCAAGCAATGCATTAATTTGCTCTTGATTAGATGGATACACTTCAATAATTGCCTTCCACGGCGACTCAGGTTCGGCCACTAAAGTTATTTTGTGGACATGTCGAAGGTACTCGCCATTATCAAGTAATATTTTCGTACCCTGTGCTTTAGTAATGTCAGAGTCATCTTTGGGTGGAATTACTGAAACTATTCTAGGCATTGCTATTCATCCTTATAAAGTCACCAAAATAGGCTGATCTTAGAAATTGCTTTATTGACTCAACAAGTTCACAAATGCTATTACATTCAACTTCTAATGCTCCACACCTTACGGCGATAGGAAAGCTATAGTTATTGAAGTCAAATTTAAGAGGTGACAGTTGTTTAACTTCCGGTTCAGACAAATCAAATAAAATGAAATTTCTGTTAGTTGCTTTTGCAGCTACTGAATTCAACTCTTGTAAAATGCTTTGAACCTCAGCCTTTATTCTTTCACTATCCGCTGCTTTTTGAAGCCCAATCTCTATTGCCTCTTGAAAGCTAATACATTCACTTGTGCTCATAACATCACCCATCTAGTGAACCTGACCGCTGTGCTGGTTCGCCGTCTTCAAACACCTCAAGCACTGCACTTAATTGCGCCGATTGTTCAGAATTGATTTGAACGAGTAAGCTATTCTGTTCGATCAGCCTATTGTTGTGGTCAGTCAGCTTATTGTTTTGGTCAATAAGTTTGTTTGTTTGCTCGATCAGCTTAAGCACCACATCTTGCAAATTTGAATCACTGCTCATTTTGATAACACCACTTAAGGTCATCCGGGATAATCAGCATCACGCCCAAGTCTCTATGTGCATAGATGTTGATCTTATCCAGATATTTGGTGAATTCTTTAATGGTGGCCTTCTTGCTTTGCAGATGGTCTTTAATGAAGGTATTGACCAAAACTTGGTAATCCTTTTCAAGTTGACGGCGCTTAGGTCCATCGAATGCTTGAATAACATCTTTAAAGTTCTGCAAAGCCATGTACTTTTCTGCAGTCTCTTGCCGACCTTCAACATAGATCCGTGCAAGAAACTTTTTCTTAAAAAGTAAATGAAGGTCATCCTTTGAGTTACCAGTCTTTTGCTTTATCTGCTCAAGCCAAGCCCAATAAAGCCGGTTTTGTGCGGCGCTCCTGTCGTCTTCCTTCTGATTGATTCTAACGACTAAAGGTTTGCCTTCTGCGGCTGCTTTGGAGTGGTTATTGTTCAGATAGTTAATTACCTGAACAATTCCTGAATAACTATTGATTGGGAATGTTGCTGGTTCCATATTCCCACCTATACCTTATTCATCCACAACAGGACGTTTACCAGCTTCTAAAACTGGAATGTTTGCCTCAGTTGGGACATATACAATTTGTTGAATCTTGCCATCACGTAAAGCATCACCAAATGCGCCGATAAACTCTTGTTTACGGTACTCCGGGTAATCTTTTGCGGCTTGACCAATAGTTTTGATCGCTTCTGCTCGCAACTTGGCACTTTCAAGCTCAGCTCGCGCCGTTTGAACCTGAATCATTTTTGACTGTTCAGCTTCTGCCAATAGTGCTTGACCGTTCATGCCCTGCTTCCACACCTTGTAGTGAGGCCATGCAAACATAATCAAAACAATGACAATTAAAATGGCAAGAAAGCAAAGTGCGGCTAACACCACATCAGCTTGGCCTTTTTGGTTGGTTTTCATTTCTCGCTTCCTTTTTCTAGGCACAAAAAAAGAGCCTTTCGGCTCCGGTTAAACTAAAAACCACCGCAAGGGTGGCTCTTAATTAAAACTCTAAATCTTTATTTTCGTAATGTCGCTGGTAAGCTTTTACAATTGAAGAATCAATATAAAAATGCTTGTACATCATTTCATTGCCAAGTCGTCTTGCATTTGCTGCTTCATTGCGATTTGTATTTTCAGCTTTGCGAATGACAATCAAGTCAGTTGGCATAATATTGAATTGCTTTATTGCGCTTGCCAAATCCTTGTGACTTAAATACTTAAATTCAGTCTGCATGCGTTCTACAGGTATCAACTCACATCCATTAAACGTTAAAGGATTTTCATGGGTTGGTTGTGACAGTTTTACCATATGAGAAGATTTTAAAATCTCTTCATAAACCTGCAAGTCTACAAATAGCAATTCTGGTGTCTCATCATATAATTTTTCATATGCAAAGAGACTTTCATTAAGTTTATTTATAATTGTCATGGCTTATACCAAATAGATTTTAAGAACAATTCTAACAAAATTTATTCATTCTTTGCTTAGAATAAATCATCATCAGACTCAAGCATTGCGTTGGTTCGCTTAAGCCATTTGTTAAACATTTTTTCGCTTTCCTGTCTGTTGCCTAGTTGGTAGGTATCAAATAAATGATGGCAGGGAAAACACAATGAAACAGTTTTGGAGTCGCAAGCCTTAATGGATCTGCCCTTACCGTCTTTACTAGAATTAGAATGCGCGGCTTGGCTTGGTGCTGGTGCACCACATCTCATGCATGGCAGCTTGCGTACTTCGGCTAATCGTTTGGAGTCACGCATTCAACATAGACCGTAAATTATTAATCTTGTTTTTCAATCGCATTATGATGCGGTCTATAACAAGCATTTCTTCGATACTCAATCCAGTACGAGATAAGTTCTGGTAACGGCTTAACTCTTCCGAATATTTATCAAGATTCTTTTTGGCTTCGTTTGTGTCCATAGTCACCCCAATCCATTTGACTTAGACGAAGTGAGCTACTCCTTAGCTTTGATATCCACTTTGGCAAGAGACTATATCTATGCAGCACACTTCTCTAAATTAAATGGCACGCCATGCAGGACTCGAACCCGCATCAATCACACTAGAATTATGATGTCTTATCCAATTAGACGAATGGCGTAAAAAATTAAAGCCCCGCCAATAACTAGTATTTGGCAGGGCTTCATGCGCCGTAATCCGTTCGGCAAAATTGAGAGGTGCCCCAACAAAGCACCTCTCGCGAGATAAGATTTTTATCTTTCCAGAAACGCAAAAAGCCCATCAACTCAATGACAGGCTTTAATCTAGTTTCGCCTTCTTGCGTATGGTGCAAGGGTTACTTACTAATTTAGTTGCACCTTATTTACACTTCGCACAACTTTAACATAAAAATACCACTAGCCCTGATCAGGGTCAAGTGTTCAAGCAAAATTATTTGCATATTTCTCAATAATTTTTTGCTCATGTGGTTTTGTAAATAACACGGCGAATTGAACTAGGTTTTCAGGGGTAAATAAGCGATTACCTCTTTTTATATAGTCCTCCAACTCCCTCAAATTTTGGTCATGCTGTCTAAGCTTTTTAAATAATGCCTTAATTGCCACCCCGTCCATTTGGTTGGGGTTCTTGATTTCCCTGTACAGACGATCAAAGTAGTCCTTTAACCTTTCAGCATTATGCCAATTGGCGATAACATCATATTCAGCAATATTTGCGACCAAAACCCGCTTGATGTCTGAGATGTTCTTTCTACCACTTAGGATTTCAGCATTGATTTCTTCTTTTGTTTTGAAGTAATCAATAAAAATAGATCCGTTGCTTGTTACCTCTTGCCTAATTTTCATTCGTATCCAGCAATCCAATGCATCTTCTTTAAAGCTCTTTACTGCCATCTTTATTTGCAAAAATGTCATTTTGCCCGACTGGTTCAAAATTCTTTCTAGACTTTCCTTTAACTGTGGCAGCTTTTCAAACATTGCCTTAATTTGCAGATATTGATTAGCATTGTCTCTAAGATGCTTGAACTGTTTAGCTTTTTCATCAAAGGTCACACCAAAGTGTTTTTTCCCGCACTTATGGCCAATGATAATTTCATTTCCATCATGCAGTGCTGCAATATAACCCTTTTGGTGCTTTCTACCGCAACTAGAAATCCCACAACTAACAAAATCCCTTAGCACATAAAAACCAACTAAATCAGAGATAGTGTTTTGAACATCCTCACCCCTAGCAATCGTCACTTTTTCAACAAAATTAGGTCTAGATGTGATTTCTTCAAAATTTGTTATTAAATTAAAATGTTGCGGATTTTCTATCATTCTTGCTCACCGTTGTTTAATCTTCATACAATTATCTGAATTACCAATAAATATCAATAGTTAGATCAGACTGAGCCATTTTTATATCTAATAAACTGGTAGCGATTGTGCAAAGCTGCTAAGCCACAACGAACATCGTATTTTGCATCCATGGCCGTTCGCTCTGGAGTTACTAACTGAGTCCACGATTTTTGATTGAAATAACGCTCTATAATTGCGTCCATCCAATCAAGCATAGCCTCAGAAGTGCAGCCGTCTAAAATATCAATGATCAAGCGCTGAACGGCCCTAGCTTCATCGTCTGTAATTAGACAGACATTAGGTTTTTTAGATGGCTTCTCGATAAAATTTTCATCACAGAGATAATAAGCAACGATCTTTTCCCTATCCCCTTTCTTAAGTCTAAGTTTTGCTTTTTTAATCGCTCCTACTAATGGATTTTCAGTAGATCCACCAAAGCGAATCACTGCCCCTTGCCAATAACCAAATTGGCGCAACCATTCAGGCAAATCATATTTAGACCAGTCTACACCTTGCATGATATGCAACTTTACATTTTCTTTTATCACGCTTTACGCTCCCACTTTTCGAACCGATAAAAAATTAGATACAACGCCAACAAAAATAAAATTCCGTGAGAAAACGCCAGATATTTACCTCCACCCAATACGATTAGGGTCAAAACACATAAAAAGAAAAAAGTGATATCCATGAAAGCCAAAGAAAAACGAAATTTAGCTCGGTTACCTGAAAACTGGTGAAGCTTTGCAGCTAAAGCAGCCATAACCAAACCGAGAAAAGTTGCAATACAAACAACGGTCATAATGATTAGGAACGTTTTCATTCTGCAGTCACCTCAATTGCCTTAAATTTACAAACATCTAGAAACTCCTGAACGCGCACACTCCCTCTTTTGCCATGTCGATTTTTGGCAATAATCAGTTCAGTGACCCCAAGAGGTTGTAGTGTCTTATCATCAGTGAGCGGATTAACGAGAATAATTTGATCCGCATCTTGCTCGATCTGCCCTGATTCCTTAATGTCAGAAGCTTTCGGTTTCTTACCTTTTTCTGATTCACGATTTAATTGAACGAGCGCTACAACCGGGCATTCAAACTCCTTAGCCATAGATTTAAGTTCACGACTAATAGAGCCAACTTCTTGAAAGCGGTCTTTTTTGCTTGGATCTCTTACAAGCTGAAGATAATCAACAATGATGCAGCCAAGTTTGGTGCCAGCTTTGGCAAAACGGCGCTTAGCTCTCCTTGCATATGCTCTTACTTCACTAATGCTTGGTTTTTGCTTTGGCTCTATCCATATAGGCAGATCGCTATAAACTTGTTTGTAATTTGCATATTCTTTTAGTAGCCCATCGTAAAGTGTTGCATTGTGTAGATTGTTGTATGGAATGGAGCTAAGTGAGCTAAACATGCGATTAGAAAGTGTTTCTTTGTCCATTTCTGCTGATATGAAAAGAACACCCTCTTTTTTAAGCATTGCCGTATCAATTGCCATCATTTGGGCTAAAGTTGACTTCCCAGAACCGGGACGACCACCAACTACACAAAAATGACCGTTTTGTACGGTTCCTAACATCTCATCTAGTGTTTTAAGGTTGAACTTAACACCTGTTGTTTCGTGTCTGCTCTGCTTATCAAACTTGTCAATCATTTGCTCCAAGGCACTATCAAGAGCACTTCCAAAACTTGCTCCCATATCTGCATCATCCGTCTTATCTACTTGCCCAAGAAGATTTTCAGCCTCAACAAATACATCAGGCAAAGTTGTATCTTTCGCCATTGCAGCAATACGTAAACCAATCTGCTCAATTCTTCGATGTGTTTTGAGTTTATTTAACTGAGTGACATAACTTTCAGCGTTGTAAAAACTACTCGGCGCATCTTGCATAAGTTGAATTAAGTATTCTTCCCCACCCATCAAATGCAAAACGTTTTTGCCTTTTAGGTAGTTACTCACCATTACCACGTCATACGGACAATTGCTTTCTGATAGCTCTACGATTGCCTTGTATATTTGTTGATGACGATCTGAGTAAAAACACTCTGCATCCAATTCTTGACCAATTGTCTCAAGTGACAAAGCTGTGGTCATTAGAGCAGCTAGTACACATTGCTCCATATTCACATCATGAATATTTGAACTAAGCCCCATTACCATCTCCCTTCAATTACTTTGTATTGAGTAGGTGCTGGTTGTTCATCCTCAGTTTGCGGTTGGATAGCAACCTGTGCTGGATTAGACATTTCAATAAAACGATCTAGTTTTGATGCTTCACGACAAATTAACTCTATGTCTGTATAACCACCTTGAACGTGATATTCAGACTTAGAGCAATTAGTAATCGCTAACTTAATGTCTTCAACTGTGTATCCCTCTTTGAGTCGAGCTTGAATCTTGGTCTTACGCTTGTTATCCAAAACAGTACGAGTGTTTTTGTTGAACGTAACTTTCCAGAACTCAAAAACCTCATGAATCTCATCTTTGAAATTCTCTCGAGGTTTTTCAGCGGGTACAGGTTCGCCGTTAGGCGGACATATATTTATATTATTTCCCTTATGTTCTATTACTTCTCCCTTAAGAGCAGAATTCGAAGGAATTCCGCTAGATTGATTTTGGCTTTCTTTTGGAGTTCCGTTGGAATTCCGATGGAATTCTTGTGGAACACTTGTGGAAGACTCAACCCAATCTTTTGGACATCCAGCAGCTATCCATTGTTCACTTGTTGGAATATCTATGGATTTCTTGCCTTCTGACTCAAGCTTTTTGTTGTATTTCCGCATTCTGTCCGCAAATTTTGCGTAGTGATGGCCCTGTTTTGATGCCCAGCTTTCCTGTGCTTTCTCGCAGATTGTTGGGTGATAGATGCGGCCATCATTGCACTCTTTCCAGCCATGCAATGCCTCAGCTTTAACCTTTACCCATTCCCCAATGAAGCGACCAAAACCCGCAAGATTTGCAAGAATACGATCATCATTTGGAAGTGATCCAGCAGGAACTTGATGCCATGAAGCACACCAAAGCAAAACACCTGCCTTGAATGCTTCCCCATCTGTAATAGCTGTGAAATCGCTGTCTCTGAAACGCACCACATCAAGTGGCATGTATGCAAAGTCGCGTAAATCCACATCACTATCAATTAATGGATCAGGCAAAATTACCCCGCCATCAATAGAATTATTATCGTGCATTACAACTTATCCTTTGCTCTTAGACGGTTGATTACAGCGCTCTCAAATCGATTCAAGAGTGCATATAGGTGAGCATGTTTTTGTAGGTCCGCTATAACCTCCCCAATTGGATGGGAAGTTTTGTTGAAATCTTTTTGAACGCCCAAAGCCTTTTCAAGTTCTTTGCGAGATTCCTTGTACTCAGCTATTGAGTCTGCATATGCATCATGGTCAATTTGCCATTGAGTAAGGACTTGATCCTCATCATCATATGGGCTTGCACAGTCTGAATTTTGTGCTAAGATTTGTTCATTCATTTTGGTTTGCTCCAAAACACAAAACCGCCTCTGCTGTAACAGATGGCGGTTTTTTTAATTTAACGATTGACTCGATTTGCTAAGTAAATCCGCCTTTAAAATCCCTTTTGATTTAATTTCTAAAAGGGCCTGTGTTCTTAGCGGAATTCCTTCTTTTTCCCACTTCCATAAGGTAATTCTAGAAACCAACATCTTTCTTGATAGCTCCTGTTTTGAGCTACAATCGTGGTAGTCCAATAAGTCTTGAAGGTTCATAGGTTAACTTAAATTATCCATAAAGTTAACTTAAGTTATCATGCTGGGATTTTATTTTCAATATAGTGTGTTAATATAAGTTAACCAATTTACTGCGAAGATTGTTATGGAATTACATGAAAGAATTGTCCAGAAAATGAAAGAAAAAAAGTTACGACAAGTAGACCTAGCCTTGGCAACGGGAAAGTCAAAAGTAGCAGTATTAAAATGGATAAATGGAGAAAATGTACCTAAGACCGACTCGCTTAAGAAATTAGCAGAATTATTTGGCGTTTCAGATAGTTGGTTAATGCATGGTACTGAAGAAAAACTGGACAATAATGTTGTTTTAAGTGAAAAGATACCATCAGATGGTCGTCCTGTTCCAGTGATATCGTGGGTTGCGGCAGGTTCTTTTAGTCCCATTGAAACTGTTTTAAAAGATACTGAAATTGAGGAATACCTTCCCCCAAATCGCAGATGTGGAAAAAATGGATATGCATTAAAAGTTGTTGGATACTCAATGGCGCCAACTTTCTTACCTGGTGACAGAATTTATGTAAACCCAGACATACAAACATTTGATCTAAAAACTGATGATCTTGTAATTGTCGCATGTGCTGGCGACTCAGAAGCAACCTTTAAGAAATTAATAATCGAGGGAGAAGGTACAAGCAAATTTCTTGAGCCATTAAACCCCGACTGGCCTGATAAAATTATAAAGCTATCGGAAGATTGTAGGCTTGTCGGAAAAGTAGTGGGGCTTTATAGGGATATTTACTAGCAAATTCACACCAATAATAAGAAATTGTTTATAAAATTAACCCACTTTTTGTGGGTTTTTTATTATCAAAAAAATTAACTAAAATAAATTAAAAATAATTATTGACGCATTTAGTTAATTTAAGTTAACCTAATTTCACAAACACAAAAAGCCCCACATTGTGGAGCTAACTTTAAAACCTAGATGCTTTCTCTGTCCTCTACCAAAATTTCAGAGCAGCATCGCTATAACTGGTGCTTTATTATGAACCAAATCACAGATATTAGTCAACAGGGCTGCATTAGCCCATACCTTCGCTCATCAAACAAAAACAAGACTCCTGAAAAGATGCTTGCCCAAATTAATGCATGGTTGCTTGATGAGGACTTTTGTCATTATTTTTCAATTCAAATACAAGGCCAAGAGGTTTATCCATTCGGCGTGATAAATCGTCCGTTCTTTCATCTTGATCAAGCAGAAAGAAAGCTAGAAAGCTTAAAAAGCGCAAACCCTAAAATTTGTTACTACATGAGTTATGGTGCTTTTGCTAAATCAATCTTAGATTTTGAAAATGAAAATGCCCCTATGTGGGAGCGTGTTTGGCTTAATCAACATGAATTCCGTTTGATCAAATTGAATGTTGGAAAAATGGCTGAAGAAGATTTAGTTAAGCTAATTCCAAACTATAAAGACGTTCTAACTTGGCAAGCAGAACAAAACACAAGTCAAGGCTGTCATTACTATTTTGCTCAATCTTTTGATGATTCAGAAAATGAGATTACCACATCATCACCATTCTATTTCAACCTTAAAGATGCATTGATAGCTAAGTTGTATTTTGAAAAAACAATGCCTAAACGCCGCTTCAAAATTCATTCTGGAGTTATGTCTACACAAGGATTAATGAAGCTTGATGGTAGAACAAGTGAACACTTTCAAGGCTTAGTTGATGCTCACAAAGAGCGCTTAGCTTCACTTAAAAATAAAGGGGAATAATCATGCGTACTAGTTCACAACTTTTTCCAGAAAACAAAAGCGTGACTGTGGATGATCTTGTTACAGCACGTAGCGAAGCGAAAAATGATATGGGCGATATAAACGCCCTACTCTCTGCAATTGAGCTAAGTCTTGTTGAAAAACTTAAGGACCATAACTTAAGTAAGTTTGCTTTTGATAAAACCTTTCGCTTGATTGATATTGCCAAAACACACGCAGATCTATCTCAGGATTATCACAACGGCGAACTTGCTCAATTAACTGGTGGCCAGTATCAACTTGATGAGTTGAAAAATAATATTACACACCTAGAGGTTGTCCCAGAGACGCAAGTAATCAACACAAATCATTTAGCTCCAGCGAATGCGGTCATCTCTAAAACACTTACAGAAGGTTTTAAAAATGACGGGCGGCGTTAATTACGCCGACCTCTCAAGTGAGGTGAAATTCGAGGCGTTTCTAATATGGCTTATAAAGATTGGGTATCGCGGAATTGTTAGACCTTGTTGGCGCATGGAATTTTACTGCGTCACAGTCAACAAAGCTTTTCCAAGAAACGTGCATATCACGTATGACAGAAAAATGAACAAAGCGGCTACTCAACTTTATAAAGAATTTGACAACCATTTGAAGGCTTGATCATGAACAATGTAATCCGCTTTAGACGAAATGGGCTTGCACATAAGATCAGCCCTCAAGACGTAAAACAAAGATTAATCAACCCAAGTAAGGATGTTGAACTAAAGAAAGCAGATCAATTACTTGGAATTGATTTTGAAAGCTTGCCACATGATGAGCTTTTAAAGTTGGCTAGAGCTGGAGCTATAGACCTTATAGAAACAGATGCTCGCTATAAGAAAACCAATAGTGCAACAAAACAGATCCTTCACTTACTTGGTGGTTTCTTGGATCGCCGATCTAAAGAGGAATGGAAGAAGTATAACGACTCCATGACTCTAGATTCAGAAGCAGCAGCAAAGGCGCGTGCATTTGAAGAAGCTAAAGACGTATTGCCAGAAATTGCTGGAACCACATTCGCAACCGTATTTGCAAACAACAAAGAGGTGCAACCATGAATTTTAAGAGGCAAGTAACCCTAACTTATAGGCATCTTCAAGCAACAAGCCTTTTTGCTGCACAGCGTGAAGTAAGGTTCTACTTAATGGGCGTGTTGGTTAAAGATGGAATGATGGCTGCCACAAATGGTCACTGTGCCCTGATCTGTGATGCTCCAGAGGTTCAAGATATAGAGGTGATCATACCTATCGAGATTGTTAAGTCTTTCATTAAAAAAGTGGGTAATAACCCAAAAGTAAAAACTATCACTTTGAGTCAGATTGATGATGAGTTTTGGTTATTGGATTACGAAAATGGGATGTTTGAATTCTTTCGTCCAATTGAGGGTAAGTTTCCAGATATAAGCCGTGTTGATATTCCTAAACCGACCGAACCCCCTAAAGAGTTTGTACAGTGGAATTTAGAATATGTGAGCAACTTTATGAAATGCTCCAAAATTCTTAATTGCCGATTCCCTCTCTTTTATCCATCTGGTGCCACTACTTCAACTTATGTGGAATTTGTGGACGGCGTACACGGCCTGTTGATGCCATTAAGAGTTTGAGGAGAAGGCTAATGTTAGATTTGAATAAGCTGAGAAGTGAGTTTGAGGCTACACCTGAAATTAAAGCGCATTTAGATCATGGGAATGTTTTTTGGAAAGTATGGAGGATTTATGACAGAGGTTAAATTTGTTTCTATGCCTGCATCCGAATTGGCTCAGGTCATCGAAAAGGCATGTGAGAATGCAGTAACTAAAGTTTTAGCAGCCCAAGGCGATGAGCTGCTTAACATTACGCAATTATGTGAACGTATACCGGGCTTATCCTACCATTCATTTAAGAAGTTAGCCAAAGAACATAGATTCAAAGATATAAAAGGCCGTTATTCGCTTACGGCTGTGAAAGCCGCGCTGCAATCTCACTAGATGTGGGATTGTAGTAAATCATCGCACGCCGCGGATTACTCCACCCAAACATTTTACACAGATCAAGCAGCGGGATTTTTAAAGCAATTTTAGTTGCTGCAGTATGGCGACTATCATGGAAAGTAAAACCTTCTAAACCCGCTTCTAATTTAGCATCCCGAAATTCATCGGTTGCATCATCGCTAGTTATGCTAAATACATACCCTTGCTTTTTTGGACCAATGGATTTAAAGATTTCAACCGCTTGGGAACTTAAAGGCACTTCCCTTGCACGACCATTTTTTGTAAGGTCTAAAATTAAATAGTTTTTACTCAATCTAATTTTTTCCCACTTCAGATTGCAAATTTCTGAAAGTCTCATTCCAGTTTGTAAAGCGATTAAAAAGATATAGCGCATCTCAGTAGATAAGAAAGGTAATAAAATTTCTATTTCTTCATCACTAATTACACGTTCTCGATGCGGTGATTCTGAAGGGAACTTAATTTCACGTAGTGGGTTCACTGATAGCCATCGCTTGACCTCAATGCACCAAGTGAAAAAAGCTGACAGCAAAATAAACTCACGCCTAATCGTGGCACCTTTAACATTTAAAAGCCTTTGCTCACGCCATTCTGTTAAGAAGTCTTTATTAACTTGAATGAGCGGCTGATCTACATACATGGCTTTTAATAAAAAGTTTATTTTTCTTCGTTCTTTTTCATAGCCACGTTTATTAATAGAGACAGTATCACGGTACTCAATTAAGGCATCTTTAAATATAATATGGTCGAAAATCTCTAACTTTTCATTCTTTAATCTTACTTCTGTTTCTTGCGCCCACTTCTTTGCATCGCGCAAAGTATCAAATGTTTTTGATTTAGCCGGATGCGGCTTAATTCTAACGGTAGCTGTCACTCTACCATTGCGTTTTTGAAAGGTCGCCAT